CTGCCGCCGGTTGGGTCAATTGTGAGATGGCCCGCGCTGCTCACAGTGAATGCGGTGTAAAACGAACCGCTGTAATTAAGCCTAAGTTGCTCAGTGGTTGAGTTGACTTCCAGCTTGGCCGTTGGCGTGGGAATGCTGTTCCCAATACCGACCTTTGCCGAACCGCCGCCGGGGTTTAGGTAGATATGCGCGTTGGCTGCGGTTGTGCCAGTGTTGCCGAGCGTGAGTGTTCCGGCTGACCCAACCCCGACAAAGCCGTAATTGCTGGTGTCGTAGCTAAATTGCGCTTGTGTGCCGGTGGTTAGCACATGCAGCCGCGCCGACAGTGCGCCCGCTGCGGTCGTGCCGATGCGCAAATCGTTGGCGATGTATGACGGGCTGGACACACTGCTATAGAGCGCATAGCCCGTTTGCGCGGCGATGCCTAGCCCTAGGTTTTGCACGCCCAGCCGCCCGCTTGAATCACTAGCGAGAATGGATGCAGCCGCGCCGGGGTATGACGATGAGGTGAGGATGAGGGTGTAGGTCGCCCCATCGTCGGTATTCGATAACCCTAGCCCGCTGTAGGCAAAATCTTCAGTGGTTGCAACTTGCGTATACAGATACGACAGCGCAACGTCAATGTCCCACCCGTCAATCAACTTCCCCGGCGCTACGGTGAGGTTGCCGTTTAGCATCACCGTGCCATCGGCCAACAATGCGCCAGTCAGTGACGGCGCGAGTGTAGACGATGACGATGTGGTTGCGGTAATTGACGCGCTAATCTGGCGCTGAATCAGCGGTTCTATGCGGCGGTAGATTTCGGAATCAGTTTGCATTGTTACCCCCGCTGAATTTTGAAGATGTCCATTGGATTCATTGCGCCGCGTGTGGTGTAGCCGATAGAGTCGCGCTCCGCGATGTATTCGGCCTCCTCGATGAATAGCGACTGATTAAGCGCATCAGGGAGAATGTCGCGCAGCTTGGCCCACACACCAACCTGCGGGCGCGATTTGTCTAGTGGCATATCCAGCACATTCACCAGCCGCCCATCGCGCAATAGCTGGAACTCACGCCCCGCCATGCTTGCGGCGGTTGGTTCAGCGTAGATGCGTAATCGGCGCTCACGGTTGACCGTTGCCAACAATCGAACGCCTGTACTAGAGCCGCTTTCTAGCATCTCATCTATGCAGGTTTTGGCGGTTACATCGCCATTGCGGGCTGGGTTTGTCCATACGCCCGATGCGGTGTCAATGTCCACGCCCGTTAGAAATTGGCCGTAGGTCGTGGCGAGGCTGCGTATCTGTTCGGTCGTCTCGGTGACAAGTCCGATTTGAAACAGCATGTCCATATTGGGCGATGCGGCCACCCATGCAGAGCCGTTGTAAATGAGTGGATCGCCACCGGCATAGCCTAGTGCTGGGTTGGCGTAGACCTTCACAAAATTTACAGGGTCAACGCTGCCGTTCGGCCAGATTTGCAGCCAGTAGGTTGTGCTGGTTGACAGTAGCGTGGTGGCGCTTAGGTCATCAAACAGAATATCTTGGAAATCAGTTGTCAAATCTGTGGCGCTGACCGCCTTGTATGCAATCGCGGCCCCCGGTGCGCCTGCTGTGTCTACGGTGATATAGGCCAACACGTCATAGGCCGGAGCGCCAAACTTCGCCAGTGGCACTTTGATACTGCCCACCGCTGCGACCTGTGCCACCGTAAACGGGATGGCAATTCGTTGCCGCGCTGATACCGCGTTAAGGTCAAAAAAATAGTTGTCGGCCTCCTCGGTGAACTCATAAAACAAATCGGTGGTTGACAGTGACCACGTAGACCCGTTGTAGACATAGGTCGTGCTATTGGCGTTTGCGGCGGGTGTAATGCCGTGTATGTCAACGTAATTAGTAGCACTCACCGCACCACTGCGCCGAAACACAATGCAATACGACTGGCCCGGAATGCGATAAACTGTTTCGGTTGGCGTAAATTCATATACTGTGTTGGCGGTGGTGATGATTGATGATGTCGGCACTGTGATTGTATGCAACACAGTTCCGGGCGCGGATGCTGTGCCAGTGCAGAGGTCAATCAGGATATTGTCAACGGCACTCCCCAGCCGCACGCACTTAAACTTGAATCGCTTCCACACTGTTGGGCGCGTGATTGTATTGGGAATGTCGAGGCTGATTCGTTGTGTGCTGGATGTTTTGCCGAGGCTGATGCCTGAATTTTCAAACCCAAACCCATACGAACTCGTGACGCTGTAGCTCGGTGAATCAGGCCGTTCGGTGTATGCTGGCGCGGCGATGCTCACACTGGCGTAACGGTCGCGCAATGTCTCAAACCACCCCACACACATCAGCTTTGCTTTTGGTGCGCCGCGCCCACCCCCGGCAGGCTCAACAGTGGCAACCGGCAACTTGTAGCGATCCAACAGCATAGCCCGCAATGATTCGGCCTGTGTGTCGGTCGCTGATGAAAGCGTTTGCAATAACTCTTTCACGCCATAGAGTGATTGACTATATGTATCGGTTGACGATGTGGTGGTGCGTCGTTCGCCTGATGTGCCGGTAACAGGATCGGTGAGTGAATACGCCACCTTGATGTCGTTATACATCGAGTCCATAGTCCAGCCGATGACGTTAGACCCGATGGTGACGCGAACCTCATTCACCCTGCCCCACCAAACAACTTCGCCCTCCTCGTTTACCAGTTCCACGCCGTAAGCGAGCAGGTTGTAGAGCGCGATCAATTCGTCCTCGTTGCCGCTAGCGGTAATCTCCGCGTCCGTTGGCCCGCCGAAGGTCGTCATTCGGTGGCGCTCAACCGTGAAATTAACTTGCGGCACATTGCTGGTCAGTGAGGTGTAGAGCAACGGCGAATAGAAACGAGGTTGTAGCATTACAGTTGCAACCTCCGAGCGCGGTAATAAACCTCAAGGCGCGTTTGTCGAAACGGGTCAGTCGGTCGATGAACAAGCGTTAGCACGTTGATCTGATTTGGAATCAGCATGATGGCCTTGCTGCCTGATGCGGTGAATGTGTGTCGATTGCCCGATGCCGTTGTTTCATATACGCGGTCTAGGGTTGGGTCGTCGTTAATGGTGCGGTTTTGCGCGAGGTCTGAGCCGGTGGTTTTATACATTCGATAACTCATCACCGGCGTAAGGTGGAAGAAGTCAATTGGCACTGAGCCGCCGCCGCTGCGCAGTAGATATATCTCTAGGTTAAGTGGGTAATGTGGCGCAACATTACTGTCACGCGGCGGCAGTTGCACAGCCCCAAAATCAACTACATTCGCCTCTTGCGGAATGGTGATGTAATACGGTGACTCATACAGCACCCGCGCATTGTCAATCGTCACCTTTGCCCGCGCTCGCAAGTCTGTATATGCGGTCGCCAGCGTCATAGCGTGAATACGGAATCGGTAGCCCTGCGCTGCGGCCAGCATCGCCGCCGAAATTGTTCCACTCCATGTCAGCATTTCGGTGGAGTTGGGGTTGTTGAGTGTGGTGTATGCCCCGCCCGAATAACTCGCGCTGGTGGTGTCCGCAGATGACAGATAGTTAACGCCATCCTCTGCTTCTAGGTTAAATGTCATGGCAGACGCGCCCTCTGTCATGTGGCCGAGGTAGTAATCGCTACCCGCGATGGCCGACAGATTGGTGATTGCCACCCGCGCCGCTGCGGGCATGTCGCCGGTAACAGACGCGGCCTGAATCTTTGCCACGTTGCTGTAGCTGCTTGCGGGATAGAAACAGTTGCGCAGCGTGATTGTGCTGCCCGGTGTGGTCTGAATGGTGTTGTACAGATTGAGTTGTGTTTCGCTGTCCGTCTCCCAGTAATAACGGCGTGTCCATGTCACTGTCAACCACGGATAGCGCTGGTCGTCAATCGACGCATGGCCGCTGAGGATTTCAGACCGGTAAAGCGTGTCCCCTGTGTCAGGGCGAAATTTCACATAGACCGGCGAACCCACCCGCTGCTGCCAGCGTCGCGCCTGCTCAAACAGCCGATTAAGCGTGACCAACGCAGCCCGCGCTGTTGTCATGTCCCCCGGTGTGTATGCGATCTTCGCCTGCTCGGTGACGCTGCGCCAATAGACGTTGGGTTGCTCGTAACCGTCCGCCTCGGTTGTAATGCTGCGCGGGTCGCGCTCTGGCACTTGCGGCGTGTATTCCAATAGCGCCGGATACGTGCCGCCGCTGGTGTTGGTGAGTTGTGCTGTGGTCGTGCCGTCGCTGACTCGTAGATCAATCGCCATTCACTTACCGCCTCAGTAGTTTGTCGCGTAGTTGTGACACAAGGTAGTCCGCATCGGATTGGTTGTTGACATTGACGCTGCCAATGTGGATCGTCGGCGCTTCGTCGGCGTGGCTGGCTGGGTCATTGCCGGGCGGATTCGCGCCAATCGCCGCGAGCGCATCGGCCACCGCGCCAGTTACCCCGCCGTCGCCACTATCCCCGCCAAAGATTGTGCCAAGCGCTGCGCCTGCATCGCTGGCGAACTGCATATCAGGTGCAGCAAATGCGCCCATCATTGACGTGTGCATGGCCTTCATTGCGTCCGTCACTGCGCCGATGCTGTCTTGAATGCCATTCGCTAGACCCTCACCAATCATCTGCCCTACCCAATACATCTCATCGGATGGCGAGTGGATGCCGAGCAAGCCTTTGACGTAGCCCAGCGGCCCCATAATCATCTCGATAATCTTGTCTTTGACCTTATCGCCAAAATCAATAATTGAATTAAGCAGGCCAGTTACGATGTTCTTGCCGAGGTTGTAGAAGATAGCCACCTGTTCTGCAAGGTGACTCTTGATTTCGTTAAACTTTTCTTTCAAGAATGTAACAATTAAACCGATGGGAACTTTGACGGCATCGACAACCTTCTTAAATATCTTTTCAAATGTCTCACGGATGGTTTCAAGTGCGCCCGATGTGTCGCCCTGCATTAACTGCATCCCCGTCTTCATAACGCCGAGAATCAGTGTAATTGCCGACCCAATGACTAACTTAATCGCTTCCCATGCGGTTACAAATACCAGCCCCAATGCTCCAAGAATTGTCTTCCACATTGGCATACCATCCTCAAATGTCTTGACAATCAGCGGCCAGTTAGATGAGACCCAAGTAACAACCTCTTGGAATTGGTCAATAAGCCACTGAATCTGAGGCATCAGCACCGTGTTAAAGATCATTACAGCGCCGTTGATTACGGCGCTAATGGTATTTTTAATTTGCGGCCAATTCGTAATTACCCATGCGACGGCAGTAGAAAAAGCTGAAATAACCGTATTGATAATTGGGATAAGTGTGCCTTGAATAAAGCCTGACACACCAGCAAAAACGCTACTAATTGTTGCACTGATTTGCGGCCAGTTGGCTACAACCCACGAAACAACCGTAGCAAATGTCGAGATGATTCTGCCGATGATAGGAATAAGTGTGCCTTGAACAAAGGTCACTACGGCGGTAAACACCTGCCCAATAATTGTGCTAATCTGCGGCCAGTTTGCGCTCAACCACGTGATTGCTTGGCCTACGCCAGTCATTATTGCCCCGCCAACTTGCATAAATACTGGGGACACAGTAGCCCACCATGTACCTACCGTGGTAGCAATGGTATTAAATACTGATGTGGCTATTGCCGAGATGGTCGGCCAATTCGTTACAACGGTGTTGTAAATCCACATCGCCGCATCTACCAGTGACCAGAACACGTTCTTGGCCGTTTCAATGATTGGCCCCATCGCAGTGAATGCGTTACTGACAGCGGCCTTGATCTGCGGCATCACGCCCGCGACGGTCGCCCGCAAACCTTCCACGCTTATACCGGTGAAGTCGAGGGTATCAATCCAATCCCCGAAGCTATTGACCAGCGGAAGAATTACCGTCTCTGCAACGGCGGTTAACACTGGGAGGAATTTCAACCCGAACGCAATAGCAACCGATTCGATAGACCCTTTGACCGACTCAATCACAAACCCCAAGCCTTGATTGAGTTTCGCCGCCTGCTCTGCCGCTGTGCCAGCCTTCTTCATTGCAGCGGCCATGTTGGTTAACCCGTTCGCGCCCTGTTCGGCCAGCGCCGCCGCGAAACGCACGCCGTCAGACCCGAAGATGTCTTTAAGCGCTTGCGCCTTGGCCTCATCGCTCAACCCCTCTAGAGATTTCTTTAGAATCTCTGCGGCGTTGCCCATCCCCTTGAATTTGCCCTCAGCATCGTAGAACTGGTTTTGCTCAAATGAGTTAAAGAACTCTTGCGCGTCCTTCTTGCTCATCTTGAATTTCTTCGTGAGCTTTTCGAGTGCTACGTTGATTTGCCTTGCGCTGCCATCGGTCTTGATGCCTTGCTTTGCTAAATACTGTTGGGCCTTGGCGTAGTCGAATGTGAGTAGCCCTAGCTCACGCATCGACCCCTTCGCGTCCTTACTTGGCCCTGCAAGGGCTTGCAGCATCGACTTAAACGCTGTGCCTTGATCTGATGCGCTCGCAAAGTTCTTTGATGTTGCGGCCATTGCCAGCACAACATCGCTCTGCGTTACGCCTGATGCTTTCGCCACGCCGTTGACGTTGGCAAGACCAAGCGCCAAATCATCTAGCGTGGTGATGGTGGAGGCATTCAGCGCCTGCGCCAGCATATTGCTGGTGTCGGTGGCATTTGCGCCTTGGTCGGCCCATGTCTGCACCTGCTGGGCCACAATACGCGCTGTGGGGGCAAGTTCAGATTTTGCAGCGGCAGCGAGGTTCAGCGTGGCCTCAGTCGCGTCACCCATGACCGACTTAATATCCATGCCCGCCTTGACAAGCTCAACGCCCGCCTCTGCCGCCTGTTTGCTGCTGTATTTGGTGTCTTTGCCGAGTTGTAAAAACTTCTTGGTGAAGTCGTCGGCGCTCAACCCTGCCGCATTAAGGTTGTCGCCCGCCGCCATTTTGAAGTCATTCATCGTGGCTTCAAAATCGGAGGCGAGTTTCACCGCCGCAAAACCTGCCGTCAACGCAGCCGCGCCCGCAGCCAATGCCAAGCTGCCCAGCGCTTTACCAATGCCGCCGAGGATGCCGCTTGCTCTATCGACTACATTGACAACTACGTTTGCGGTGGTGTCGCTCATTTCTTTTTAGCCTTTGCGCGTTGCTGTTCTTTGATGCGGTCAAACTCGCGCACAAGCGCGTAAACGCGGCGCATGGTGTATGCGTCCTGTCGTAGCACCGCGTCAGGAAGAACGCCGAAGCGGTCGCAAATCAGCGCGAGTTCGATTTCTTCGGCCCCTTGCGTGATCTTCGCGCCGTGGCCTGCGGCCATACCTGTCAGGAGCCTTGATTCGCTCGCTGTAACAGACGTTGCAAAAAAGGGAGTTGGTTTAACTCCGCGATGACATCAAAGAAGATTTCAGCATCCATGTTGTCATCGACGTTTTCAGGCGTGACGGGTAACGGCTGGCCGTTCTCATCCAAGAACGACCACCCTGCAATCAGGCGCTTGAGAAGCGCTTTTTGCTTGTCGTATGCCTTCTCTGGGTCTTGACACTCCATGAATTGCTCATAGCTCATGGTCGTCTTAATCTCTACCCAATCGCTGCCGACTTCGATGCGCTTCAATGCCTTCTCTGGTGCGTCAATTCGTCGTTTCATATTAGCTTTGTGCGGCGTGTGTTACTGCGCCACTGATACGAACCTCAACATCACTACTCACAACCTGATCGTCACTGGAATAATCGGTGTCGAATTTGGCAACGAATCCGGTGAACGTGATTTCATGTCGGCCCGTTGCCGCGCCGTTGGGTCGAATGCGCCAGTTAACACTTGTGCTGTTGTTGAACGCAGACCACAGCACCGTTTGCGGGCGCGTGGTGTAGCCGTTGGTGTTGTTGTGCATCAACGTAAACGAGTATGTGTTTTCGGTCAGCCCTGGAATGTAGGTGCGTGAGGTCGTGCCATAGCTGGTCGTTTCGGCCTCACCCACAGACTGAGAGGCTTTGCCCTGATTGGTGTATGTGGTGATGTCGTTCCACGTCAGGGCAGGGTTCTCATACTCAAGGGTAAGACTAGATGCGATAAATTCGCCACTGGTTGCCATTGTGTTACCTCGTTAGAGAGATGAGTGGGTAATGTCCCCGCTGATTCTCAGTTCAATATCGCTGCTCACCGGCTGGTCGTCGTTGCTCTGGTCGGTGTCAAATTTTGAAATGAACGCGGTGAACGCCATTTGATGATTGCCTGAGCCTGAGCCGTTCGGACGAACACGCCACGCCAGCGCTGTGCGGTTGGCGAAGAACCCCGCCAACAGCGTTTGTGGGCGCGATGCGTAAGCCGCTGTGTTGTTGTGCATGAGCGTAAACGAATACGTGTTCTCAATCAGGCCGGGGATATACGTTCGACTGGTCGTGCCGTATGACGTGGTTTCAGCCTCGCCAGCGCTCTGACTCACCTTGCCCTGATTGACATAGGTTTGAATCGCGTTCCATGTGGCTGACGGGTTCTCATACTCAATCGTCAACGATGACGCGATAAATTCGCCACTTACTGCCATGTTTATTCCTCGCTGTCTAGCAGTTCGATAACGCCCTGCTCAACTAGTGTGTCAAAGTCGTTTTGCGTGCGGGTCAGTTCCATCTCGGTTCCGGCTGGGTAGATTTCGTTGGTGTCTTTGTCCACGCCGTTGACCAGAAACCGCACGCGCTTGGTTAGTTCGTCCATAGTTCCAATGCGCTCCACTCAAACTGCAAACCGGAATACACCACGCCGTCCCATTCGCCTCTGAACTGGTCTACGTTGGTAATGTCCGACTTGGCTACACGGTCACTGCTGCCAATCCCGCGCAATGTCAGGTCTGCGTCAAACGCATCTACAAGCAACTGTGCCGCGTCGATGATTTGTGCGGCCTCTAGCAATGGGTCTGCGCTGCTGCTCAGTAGAACGTAGCCCTGCCCGATGTGTTTACGTTGCTGGCCGTGCGCACGCAGCTTCCCGTCATCGGTGCGGCTGCTGTAGTTCGTGCGGGTCGGTGTTGATGTGTTCCACGCCACCATCACCGCCGGTAACTGCGACGGCTTCTGGCGTGGGATGCCGTAGCTATATTCATTTGCGCCAAACGCAACAGCGGCCACTTCACCTACGCCGCGCACTGCCTCGCCTATGCTCATACCACCTCACGCAGCGTTAGCCGGTTGATGTCGCGGGCGATGTCCTGCGGCATTGATGCCTCATGCTGTCGCGTGCCATCGCCAAACGTTGTCACCTGCCCCGTAAACGTGCGGCTCTGCTGGATATACCAAGCGATACGCATCGTCAGCCGCTTGATGTAGTTGTCCGGCGTTGCCATCACGCCCCACGTGCCAGTCACGGCCACGTAGCCATTTGTGAACGACCACGCCGCGCCGCCCGATGGCGTTAGCTCGATGCCAAACTTTCGCACTCCATTGCGCGGGTGCGCCCAATACACCGAACTGTCGAGCGTGGCCCCATCGCCATTCACGACGCTGGTCACAGTCAACAGTTCGGGCGTAATGAGTAGCAATGGCCTGCCCGCGTCTTGGGCGTGCTTGTCAAAGTATTTGATCGCGGTCGTTGCCGTGAACACGCGCTTGGTTTCGGACTCTAGATACGCTGTGGCCTCGTCAAGAAACAACTGATAACCTGCGGTCACTTCCGCGTTATCAAGTTGCAGGTTGACAGGCTGCGCCGTGCCGAGAGCGCGTAGCCAAGTGGTGTATTCGGCAACAGTTGCGTAAGCCATTTACTTTGCGGTGCGCTTGCCTTTCTTCGCAGGCGCGTCGTCCAACGGTGGTTGCGTCGCTTCGTCGCCCGTTTGCGCGGGCGGCTCAGTGACAACCACATCGGGAACGGTCACAGACACATTGCGATAGAACCCCTTCGTGAGTGCGATTTCGCGCAGCCATGTCGGAATTGCGTTCCATTCCTCGTCGGTTAGATCGCGCATCGGCACGCCATTTGTGCCTGAACCGTTCCCGATGTATTGCCACATATTCGCCTCTACTTGCAAAACAGGTTGAGTGTGGTGGTTACAGGGTTGCTACCGAACTGCGTCAGCGAAGCGCGGACATAGTTGGCAGGCGGCACGAAGAACGTATAGAAATCGTTCTGCGCGGTCGTCACGTTGCTAACCACGTTCGCAGCCGTCACCGCCGACGCGCTGTAGTTCACCCAGTTGCTGTTATCGTTGCTGCCTTGAAGCGTCAAGGTAATGTTGCTGGTTGATCCGCCCTGCGTCATCACGTAGTGGAGGCCACACTGGGCATACTGACCAATCGGCACGCTGCCGCTGGTTGCGCTCGCGGTCGTGACTTTGTTGAACCACAGCGTTGCATTGCCAGACGCGGGGTTAGAGACGGTCACAGTGCCGGGAATCGTCAGCGCAGCGTTGACCGGGGCGAAGATCGCAAAGGCCAACGACACGGCGGCGATGATTGCATAAACTTTCTTGCTCATTTGAATGTCACCTCTGATGGTCTAGTGTTCGGCTTAGTGGGCCACGCCGGTGATGATTTCGCACGAAGCGGCACGCATCAGCGAGAAGTCAGCGCGGAGAATGGCGCGAATCAACGTCTGATCGTTGGCGAAGGCGCTGCCAGCGATGTTGCTGGACGCGAGTTCGAGCGATGAGCGGTTACCCAACACCCACTCATCACCACGCACAACGATGATGCTGGACGCGCTGCCGCTGGATGTGATGGAGGTCGTCTGATACACCGGCAAACCGAGGCGGGCGCTCATGCGGTCAGTCAAACCGTTGCCGAACATGTTCGGGTTGGTTTGCTGATTGGCTGAGGCAACATAGTCGCCAGAAGCGCCGACGCGGGTCAGCAATGCTTTCAACGCCACTTCGGGGCGCATCACCACAGACACGCCATTCAGCGGCACTTTGGCAGCGGCCATACGGCCAAGCGCCTTGAGAATCGCGTCGTAGATGTTGTCAGCGCCGACAGCGGTCGAAGTGACACCGGCCTCGTTCAACAAGCCGGTCGGCTCGGTCGAAGTGCCAGCGCCAGCAAATGCGGCGAGGTCATACGCCTCACCCATCTTGCGGGTGATGCCGTTGCGGATGAATGTCTCAATCGCGGGTGTGCTGTCTACCAAAAGCTCGTTGCTCACAGTGGCAATCGCGGTCAGCTTGCGGGCGGTGAGTGTCTTCTTGGCGGTCGTCGCGTCACCGGCAGATGTGGCCGAGTTGTTCTCAGCAGACCAACCAGCGCTAAAGGTGTTGATGGAGGGCATGTCGCAGACTGGCCCCGGCATTGGGAAGTTCATGCCGATTTTGCTGGCAACCACTTCCTGATACAGCGCGTCGATGACCATGCTGGTCTGAATGCGCGGCACGAAATGCTCGCCCACGGCGCTACCGCTGGTGGTCGCCATTGCCTTGAACGCTTTCACCGCATCCGCGCTACCTTGGAACTCAAGATCGCCCTCGCCGCTGGCAAGATTGAACTCAATGCTGCCCTTTGGCACAGCTTGCAAAGCCTTGACAGCCCACAGGAAGGGCATTGGCTCTGACTTCTTGGTGATGACGGTCGGCGCGGTATACGCGGGGCGGCGGGCGGCAATCGACTTGACGGCCTTGCTCGCGGTCTCTTTGATAAGGGCGTGAACCTCATCCTCGGTGAATGTCTTCACTGCGGGGACTTCGGGCTTGGCTGGCTCAGTGGGGGTTTCAACCACATCAGGCACGGCCTCTTGCGTGGCCTCGGCCACAATTTGCTCAACGTTAATGTCGCTCATTTTTTGAATAACCTCAATGGATTTCGCCGCCGCTGGCTGTGCGCCTTCGGTCGGCTCTGCTGGAAACTCGCTCATCATTTCGTCAAGCATGGCTTTGATGCTGGTAATCCGGTCACGATTGCGCCTCGCAAATGTGGCCCCAGCTTTCGCCGCGTCTGCCTCGCCCGATAGTTCGTCGAGTTGTTCACTGGTTAATGCTTTGGCCGCAGCCAGCGCGATTGCGCGCGGGTTCACCGCTGCGTCGGCTGTGTCTGCGTCCATCAGACTCATTGCAAAAATCGGCCAGTTCGTGACACGTCCGGGTTTCCCCACGATGCCCGCTGGCCGCACTAGATGGCTGCTGCTATCGCTACTGGCCCGCGCTCGGCCTTGTGCAGCGTCCGCGTGTATCTTCTGTGCAATGGATTTGGCCGCGTCCAGCGCCACGTCAAACACATGGCCGGTGATGCCGTTTAGGGTAGAGATGCCCTTGTAGATGGCTGTGCCAATGCGCCCGACGGACTTGGACGCAATCTCCGCAAAGCCGTGATAGTGGTAGACGGGGATCGTATCGCCTAGCGACAGGTCAATATTGGTTGACGCATCAAACACTTGGCCCTGTCGGTCAGTGCCGAAGGGCAGGCCGACGATCTGTAATTTCAGGTCGCCGGTTGCTTTGATGGCTGATGTAACGGTGATTGCGTCAAACATGGAAAACAAAAAGCGCGGTGTCTCATTTCGAGACACCGCGCAGGATTTGCTCTGGTGCGTTTTGGTTATTTAGTTGGTCGCTATTTTACATCAATCGTGCTGCTCGTATTTGTAGTCGGTTACGAACGCTTCTGGTATGAACTGGTCTGCATCCATAATGCGAAGCGAATCTGGCGGCAATTCCTCAGAAATGGCGACGCGCAGCCCAAACCGCTTCTCTAACGCCTCAATCACACTAGTGCTGCAATCGTGCATAGCAATACATTTCCCCGCCAATGGAATGCCATTGTCCTTGAATGCGTTAACCAATTCCTCGACAAGGGTCTCTATCTGTGCGGGTTCTAGCCGTTCTATGATTGCCATGCGCAAGTTATAGCACTATCTCACTATCAATGTCTATCAACCCTTCCCGCTCGTAATCTTCTCCGCCACGCGCAACGTCACGCGCTTGCCTACGCGGTCGGGTTTCGTCGCGGCCAACGCACGCTCAAGGAAGTTATTCGGGCGCGTGCCGGGATGGTTCACGCGCTTGGCAAACACCACGCCACCGCCACTACTCACGAAGCGTAATACCTTTGCCTTGCGCGGCACAATGACGTGCCGCTTGCTGCCAAACAACACAGACTTAACGACCACCTCTGGCCGCGACTTGTTGCCCATTGTGACCTCTAGGTGAACGTTCTTCGTGCCAGCCTGCCGCGTGTTGATGCGGACGGTAGAGGCAAGCACGCCGGTTTTCTTCGGCGCTTCCTCTGCGATCTTGGCCCGCAGCACACGGCCATAGTCGCGCAAATCCTCGGTGGCGTAGTTAATGATCTGCTGCTGCGCTTTGGTAATGCGGCCCTTGATGCGCTCCAACTCATCAACGGTTATGGTAACTAACTGTGCCATTAGTCCTCCAACATCACCCGCACATCAGCGGCCTTATAAAACGCCTCGCCAATCTTCAACACTGGCGCGTCAGTCGTAGCTTTGATGCCACCATGAACATTGAACCGTTCCACCTTGTCAATCGTGCCGAGTTCAACGCCTACGCTATCGTAAGCCACACGGCCCACAAAATCAATCACCGGCATCAGCGCTTTACCCGCTGCGGTCGCCGCGCTGTTGGCCGACGATACCGCGTCCGCCACTTGGTCGGCGGGTGTGCTTTGATTCAGGCGCTTGATCTGTTTGTCGATGGTGGTCGCCGCCTTATCTAGTTTCTCGCGTGCGGCCTGTGCCTCTGGCGTATCAACACCCTCCAAGCGCTTGAGTGCGTCGTCAATCGTGGCGCGTTGCTCAACAGCTTTGTTAAGACGCTCTTTGCGCTTCTTTTCTTTCTCTGCGGCTTTCTGTTCATCCGTCTTTTTTGGTTTCTTAGCCTTCTTGCCCTTCTTCCCTTTCTTGCCCGCTGCGTTCTTCATGGCGCGGTCGATGATGGCCTGCCGTTTCGCGTCGTCTAATTCGGCCTTAGATTTGCGGTCGATGGGCGCACCATCCACGCTCGAAAACTTGCCGCCCTGATCGCGCTTGGTGTTGCCAGCCTTTGCCGCCGGGTCTTCGCTGTCCGTCTCGCCCTCGGCATCGCCTTCCATCGCGTCTTCTTCATCGGCCTCACGCTCTGCAATCGCCGCCGCGTCCAGTGCTGCCAATACCTCGCGCTCTACCGCCTCGGCCTCGGCTTCCATCTCCGCATCTTCCATGTCCAGCGGTTCATCTTCGCCGTCAATGTCGGGCGGCTTGAGTAGGCCAGCGACATAGGACGGTAACGCGCAGGGCAACAGAAGCTTGACCATCGCATACGCTTGGCCCTCGCTAATCAGCCCGCCGTTGTAGTTGTCGATGATGGTCTGCAATGAGGTTAGCGTCTCCGGTGTAATTCCCATATCTTCATCGTCCTCGGTTTCTGTTTCTGGCTGCTCCTGTTCGACTGGCTCTGGCGCGGGCTTTCGCAACAATACCTCTAGCGTTGCGTCGTCAACTTCTGGCATAGACATTCGTATCATTGTCTGCGCCTGTTCTAGGTCTAGGTCGCCTTTGCGATACTGGCCCGCAATGACACGCGCTTGGATCATGCCGCTGCTGTTGGGCTTGGCCGCTTCGGGCTGCGCTGGCTCAGTCGGCACGTCCTGTATATCCTCTTTGATGTTGATTGTTTCGTCCGTGTCCTTAGCAATGAAATCCTCAACATCACTATCCGAAATGGTTGGCGCGGTAAGGCGCAACATTACACGCGCCTGCCTGTCTGTTAGATTGCCTTGTGCGTATGACTCAGCCACGCCGCGCAAGTTCACCAACTGCGTAGAGGTCAGCGGCGATGCGGTCGCAGGGTTGACAATCTCGCCATCGGCGTTTGTGGTCTGTTCGGGCTGCGCTGGCTGGTCAGGTTGCCCGCCGCCCACAATCAGCGTCACGTCATCGGCGGATGGGTTGCCCTCAATCTTCATTAGGCCGCGCTTCTCGCGTGCCTCGTTGATGGTGATAATGCCGCCCTGCAACTCAGCGACGGCGGTCTGCGCTTCGACGCTGTTGATTTCGGCGCGTTTCACTTCGTCCTCTTGCAGCGCCTCAACATCATCGAAACAAAACGCGAGGTAGTAGCCGTCCTCTTTGCTGCCCTCGTAGTCTGACCACAGCAAGTAATTGTTGAGCGATTCGGCCACCATCTGCGCCAACGGCACAATCTTGCCGCGCCAGAATTGCTTCATCTGCGCGTCAGCATTGGCAAGTTTGGAAGCATCCGAGTAGTCGCCCGCCACAGCAGGCGGCACGCCATACGCGGCCATGATTTCGTTCATCAGGCGCATTGAGCGTTGCTCGCGCTGCTGCTCTACGGCGGTCAGTTGGCCGCTTTCACGGTTCATCCCTTGCGGCAAAAAGCGATCATCGGCCATTGCGTCTGGATCACGGTTCTTGGCGTTCCACTGAGCCATAAACTGCCGCGCATCCTCGTCGATCATATTGAAGTCCACGCCGATCACGCCGCCGCCCTTGCCGCCGTTGCGGTCGATGGCCTCCTGCGCCATGTCTGCCAGCGCATAGCGGTTGATTGCGGCCACGGCGCGGCTTGTGGGCGATGTGCAAATGAACGGATCGCGCAGCGATGGGTAATAGATGCGGATCACATCCTCAATCGCATAGGTGTCAGTGCCGAGGTATTTATAGGCGGTCGGATAGCCGCGTGGGTCGCGTAGCATATCGACCTGCAACGCGGGCAGGATGTGCAACTCTTGCGGCTCGCCGCCGCTTTCGGGGCGTAGCTTGTAGATGAGCCATTGGCCGAATACGTTTAGCTGCTCCATGCCCGCACGTTTGAAGCTGGCCTCATCCATATAAAACGGGTTGATGGTCTGCAACAACTCAAGGATAGGATGGCTATCAATGCGGGTCGGCTCATCCTCTTTCTTCGCCGCTTTCTTGTAGAGCTTAAGCGGTGTCAACGCCACAGCGTCAGCAATGGCACTCACGCAGTTGCCCGCCCACACGTTGTATGTGGCGGCATCGCTCCACCCATACGGCTCATCGCTGTAAAGCCGAAGCGCATTGCGGCCAGCGCCCAAGCCCGTGATCCAAGACGATGTGGTAGCCCACGATTGCAGGCGCGGCGGCTGGTTGGCTCCGGCTTTCGCGGCAAATAGTCCCTTGATGTTGTTAATTATTCCCATGTTGTTATCCGTATGCGAATCGCTGTCGAACGTTGCTCCATGCCAGCGCCAAACTCATTACCGTATCGTCGTGCATCCCGTCCGGCGCGTTGTATTTCACGCCGCCCGATGGCGCACGCTGTGACTCATACGCCTCTAGTTCACCAATCAATATTGGGTCGTTCGGTATCTTGATTGCGCCACGCTCAAACGATGCGGCCAACTCCTCAATGATGTCGGCCTTCGTGGTCGCGGTCGTCGTGAAATCTCTAACCTTCACACCCATGCGCCGCAGCATGTCGTTGTTGGGTTTACCCATTGCGTTTTCTTCGGCCACGACCACACGCACGCCGAAGCGCTCACAGGTGGCCTTGATGCGCTCACGCTGTAGGCTGTAATCAATGCCGTTGAATCGGTCGGTGTAAACCAGTGCCTTATCAGTGCTGTCGATGATGGACAACACCGTATAGTCATTCGACAACGCCCAATCTAAACCGGCAACATAGGTGTGATTCTCTAGGGGCTTGGTGTGTCGCTCTGCGGTGGCACAGGCGCGAACGTTGCGAAACACGCCGCCGCCATCGTCTACAAACTCGGCCAACCATTCTTGCTTAAACGTGCGCTCGGTGACACGCTCGCGGGCCATCTCAAACGCCTTGCGTATGTTTGGGTTAGGGTTGGCTGAGGTCGGCGCGGTAAATGCTGCCGTGTGCCTGCCGTCGCTCATGCCGCGCACCCACTCACGCCAGAACCAGTTACGGCCCTTCGGCGTGCTAATCATTAGCAGTTTGCCGTTGCGGTCGGCCAGTGTCGGCAGAATCACATCGCTATAGGTTTCTTCTGAGACTTGCGCGGCCTCGTCAATGATGACCACATCGAACGACTCACCGCGTAGCCCCACGTCATTGTCAGCGCTATACACACCCAGCCAACCGCCGCTAGGGAATGTAATAATGCGGTCGGACTTGTGAACGTCTACGCCCTTCGCCTGCGCTACCTGCGACTCGGCAAAGCGCCACACGGGGCGGCTGTTCTTATACGTAGGCACTACCCACGCCACCGCCGCGCCATAGTCTGCACAGGTAAGAGAGTAAACCCCACTCATAAATGTTTTGCCCCAGCGTCTACCATTGGCAATGACCTTAATCTGCGCCGGATGCGTTAGGATTTTGGTCTGATCGCTTCGCAATGGTGGCAACTGCGGTTTCGTGATTAAAGACTTGCTGCCTTGTTTCAATTGGCCCTCCGTCCGGCCCGCTCCACTCGCTGCGCTCCACATACCCGCGATTCTTGCCGATGGTCTTGAGCGTGAAGCACACGGCCCAGCCCTCTTTGGCCGTGACCGCCGCTTTCAATGCCGTCTCTGCCACGTCTAGCAATTCGCCGCGTGAGTTATCAACCACTTCGCGCACTCTCGCAGATTTCTCCATGCGCCGATAGATCGCAGACGGAGCGCAGCCGAGGTGCTTTGCGGCAAGGTAAACCATGCCGTTGAACGAGGTGAGCGCCTTACACATTTCGTCGTCCGTGTAGCGCGTCGTCCTCTTTTTATTTGTTGCGTTTGTTGCGTCGGCCATGTTCTACGCTCCCTCGGTGATGCGCTGCGGTTGTTTGCCGGTGGCGGTAGACCAACGTTCTAGGGCCACGCTGACGTATTCAGGGCTTATCTCCATTGCGCGGCATTTGCGGTTTAGTTGCTCGCAGGCGATTAGGGTTGTGCCGCTGCCACTGAACCCGTCAAAAACAACTGAGTCTTTCAGTGTTGAAAATTCAATGGGCTTTTTAATAACCTCAATGGGTTTTTCGGTTGGGTGTTCAGTGGTGTGGCGTGGCATTGTGATCCCCCACCAATTTAGCGCATGTGTTCCGTCTGGATAATTGCAAACATGCTTGCCACGCACTGCATAGGCCACAAGTTCTGTCGCCCATGTCCAATGGCGCTTAGATAATGACGGTGCTGGATTTGGCTTGCACCAAACACAGTAGCTGTAGAACTTCGCCCATCCTTTCATCCAATCCCATATTTGCTGAATAAGAAAATGTGATGTGTAAATATATACAACCGACGATTCGGAAAGTATTGCCTCTAAAGTAAGAAACATATTTTTGGGGTCAAAGTTCTTATCCCATTCCGCCTCAGCCAGCGTCTTTGACGACCGATAATGGGTCGGCGCATCCTTTGCAAATACACTTGTATCCGATGCCATGTTGTAAGGCGGGTCTGTCACAACCGCGTCCGCCTTCTCCCCCGCCATCAGCCTCGCCACATCCTCCGCGCTCGTACTGTCGCCGCACATCAGCCGATGGTTGCCCAACTGCCACACGTCGCCGCGCTTCACCTGCCATTTCTGTTGCAACTCTGCGGCCTTATCAATCTGCGGCTCTACATCCTCAACCGCTGCCCCGCCGCCAGCGCCGTAGTCCAGTCCGTTGTCCTGCGCCAACTCCGCCAACATCGCTTGCAATCCCGCCTCGCCCGTGTTCACGTCACGCAACAGCGCGTCTAGTTGCTGTTTGTCATACGCTGCCATTGCCGCGATTGGGTCAAGGGATGCAAGGGCCAGCTTTTCTTCCGCCTCGCTCAACTCAACCTCAACGTAAGGCACTGGCGTTTCATCGCCCAGCTTCAACGCCTCGGCAATACGAGCGTGGCCGTCTACCACGTTGCCGGTGGTCTTGTTCACAATGACGTTTTGAATCCACCCAATCTCACGCAATGAACCGGTGAGCGCTTCTTGCTGCGCCTTCGGGTGTATACGTGCATTGGCGGGATTTGCCATGAACTGCGACGCGGGCATTGTGCCGTTGCCGACGATGCGGTTGCGCCATTCCTGCGGCACTGCTTTCTTCTTCGCCATTACGCCACCACGACCACATCCAGCGCCGGTTTAGCCGGTGCGTATGTGGCATTTGTAAATGTCACGATGAGCCTGAACTTACCCACTGACGCGCTTAAGAACTTCGGTAGGGTGATGGTGTTCGTGGCAACGGTCGGTGAGCCGGTTAGTACTGTGCCAGACACATCATTGGCACTGTTGCCCATGTCCAGCGCCACAACGCTGATGCTCGTTGGACTTCCGCCGTAGTTGGTGGTGTCGATGGCCCAATACACACCCTCACCTGCGCGGGCGTATTTGGGTGATTCGACAACGAATAATTCCTGTTGCTGCATAGTTAATCAGTAAGGGTTAGGTCAACATCACGCAACGGTAAGCGAGTGAGTGTGGATCGCTCTGGCAATGTCACGCCCATGTCACGCGCTGAAACGTTGATTAGCACATTGCGCGGCGGGAGGGTGGCCGATAGGTCGCGGGCGGCGAGAGTCAGCACAACATAGGTGTAAACCGCGCCACTCAAGACCGAACTGGACAGCGTAGCCGTGCCAAGCGTCTGCGTCAGCGTGCCAACGATGGCAACCGATGCCGCGCTACTGCTTACCACTTCGCCCAGCGTCACCGATACCGCGCCCGTAACAGGCGCAACCGCCGAACTACTCACAGTCGCGCTGCCAAGCGTCTGCGATAGGCTGAGGTCAATCAGCGCCGACGCACTAGACGATAGGCTGGCTGCGTCCAGCGTGGCCGTTGTGCTGGCAGTGTTCGCTACGGCGACATTGCTCGAAAGTGCCACCGCGTCCAGCGTTGATGACACTGTGCCGGTCACTAAAACGGTGGCCGTGCTGCTCAACGTGGCCGCGCCAAGCGTCTGATTGAGCGTTAAGCCCGACTCCTGTGTGGCGGTGCTGTTTAGCGTCACCGCGCCGAGTGTTTGGCCGAGGCTCGCGGCGATGGCAACCGATGCGCTAGACGATGCCGTAAGCGTGCCGAGTGTGGCGGTGAGTGTTGCTGATACCTCTACAGCCGCGCCACTGGATAGCGCGGCATTGCCAAGCGTGCTATCTACCGCCCCACTCACCCCCGCCGCTGCATTGCTGCTCAGTGTGGCCGCATCTAGGGTTGCATTAACGCTGGCCGTATTCGCGCTACCGATGGTGGCCGATAGGGTCGCTTCGCCAAGTGTTTGGGCGAGGCTGGCTGTATTGGATACTGTCGCCGCGCTCGAAAGCGTGGCCGCGTCTAGCGTGACGGTTAATGTGCCATTGCTGGCAACTGCCGCGCTGCTTGATAGGGTTACGCTGTCGAGGGTGGCCGTGAGGCTTGCGCTATTGCTGACCGTGCCAGTGCTAGAAAGCGTCGCAGCATCTAGCGTTTGGGTGAGTGTTGCGCCAACTGAGACGATGGCCGTGCTGGATGCGGTCAGCGCATCTAGTGCCTGCGTCAGTGCGGCATTGTTCGCAACGGTGGCACTGGACGACAGCGCAACCACGCCCAACGCGACATTGACCGCCCCACTGTTGGATACCGTTGCGGCACTTGTGAGTGTGGCCGTCCCTAGCGTAGCTGATAGGCTGGCCCCAACTGATACCGTCGCACTACTGGACGATGTAACCGCGCCGAGCGTTTGATTGAGGGTTGCCCCAATGCCAACGGTAGCCGATGCGCTCACCGTGGCCGCGTCAAGCGTCTGTGCCAATGCACCAGCAACATCCGCAACGGCACTAGACGACACTGTGGCGGCCCCCAGCGTTGCAGTGAGCGTGGCACTATTACTGACCGTGACACTGCTAGAACTGGTCGCAGCGCCAAGGGTGGCCGTGACACTCGCGGCCACATCAACCGTTGCGCCACTCGACAGTGTGACACTCCCCAGCGTCGCCGTTAGGGACGCGGTGAGGTCAGATGATGCCGGTAACGGCTGATAAAACCAAGACATTCAGGTTGCGCTTATGCGTTTGCGTCGGTCAGGGTGAAGGTTGAAACGGTGATGGTTTGTCCCGATGCAATCGACGTGTTGTCGATAATCATGTCTGTACCAGATGTGCCGACCGTGCCTTGAATATGGCAGGTTGACCCGCCCGAATCCTTGATGCGGAAGTGAGCTGCCGTACCAGTGCCGGACGCGGCCACTGACCACGTGCCCGACTTGGCCTTGCTGCCTGACGATGCCGCTGCCATCCAGTCAGACGGAAGGGCAAGGGTTGCCAACAATGACCCGCTATCGGCAGTTGCACAATCCGCCGGGGCTGACCCAGTGCGGATATAGAGGTTTGCGCTCGTGCCGACTGTGGTTTCGATTGCATCCAATCGGGCATTGCGTGCTGAAACTGATAACTGAATTGCCATTTGTAAAAACTCCTGTGTATCAAACTGCTCTAACGCTGGCGATGATGGTGCGATCCGTGCCAGCGAGTTTTTTAACTGTTACATCCCATCCGTGCATCACCATCAGTGCAGGCAGGACGAAATACCGCGCTTGCGCTCCGGTCAGAATCGCCTCATAGATCACGCCCTGCGTGCCACCGCTGATGACTTTCTCATAGACGCGAATCTGGTATTGATCACCCGCCGCCATGTTTTGCAGGCTGAACCATGCCTGTATGGTGTAGTCGGTCGTCTGCGGTGAACCGCTGGAATAGGTTGTCGCAGTCGGGACGCTGATTTCGGTCGTGCCGACTGAGGCGTTGAGGGTGAATAGTTCTGATGGGGCCATAGTTACCTGCCTGCGTAGACGATGCCAGAATAGTTGCTGTTGAGTGAACCGCTGGATTGCGCCCGCATGTAAAGCCCTACCCCGCTTGGCGCGTCACGTTCGCAGCCATCGGCAGGCGCGAGCGCGTTGTTGAGACGGTTGGCGGTATCGCAGCCAAATGGTTGATCCGCAATGATGATGTCGTAGTTTGATCCATCACCGATAGCAAACTCAACGTAATACAGGCGATCAGATGTGGACGATGTGTTAAACCCAAACCCCTGTTGCCAATACCAATAGGCCGCGCTGGTTGTGCCAATGCTTGTCCATGATCCATCGTTGGTCGTGCCGGGGGTGATGGTTGTGCCGCAACTTGAGCCAGAAGTCACACCAAACGCAACAACCTCAGTAATAATTCGATGCGCCTCTGGATTCTTGGGCAACCCAAACAGCGTAATCATCACGTTACAGGTTGACACGGTGGCATTGTTGACGCTGGCCCGAATCGCAACCGTCGCGCCTGATTTGATGCGCAATGGGAAGTAGTAATAAATCCCGCCCTTGTTCGGCGTGATTGCCATACAGCCAATGAGGTCGGGGATTTTGACCGTATAACTTGTGCCGCCCGCGTCATCCACACCAATGTCTACCAGCGTATCGCGTGCGTTGCTGCTGCTGCTGTTGGCGTTAATCTGAATCAGTATGCCGCACGCCTCATTCGCAATCGCGCTAAACGCCTGCGCCCAACTGCCCTTGCTATTATTCCCCGGCGTACACTGTGTGCCAACCGCCGTGGTGCTTGGGCGCGTTGACCCCTGATTGGTGATACGCCAGCCAAAGTCTCGGCCATCGCTAAATGTATTAAGCATAGAGCCACCACACGGTTACACCTACAATGGCGGCACAAAACGCGCACACGGCAACAATCAACACGGCCCCGCCGATGAGGTCGAATTTATTAAATGGCATTGCCGGTTTAGTTGTAGGAGACTCGCGGCGATCTGTGCTGGTTATTTGTGCCATTGTCTACGCCGGAAAACGAAAAGCGGCTCATGCCTATACAGGCACAAGCCGCGCAGGATTTGCTCTGGATTGTGTCGCAATTTTACCGCTGAACTGCGGTTAGATTGATGCTTTCGATAACTCGTTCGGCCCATACGCGGTTGTCTTTGATGTTGACTTGTTCAAATCGAACAACGCCCGATTGGGTCAATTTCATGGCCTCTCTGAGTAATTCCACCCACGCTTTCTCTAGTGGAGTAAGCATTTCGGGCGTTTTGGTTTGTTGTGTCATAGGTTAATTTGCCATTACGAACAGACAGCCGAAAAAGCTGGCCCACGCCAGCAGCAAAACAACCACAACGATTTCAACGTTCTTTGATGCGCGTTCCATGTAGCCCCCTTGTAGATTCATAGCCATCGTTGCACCACCAGCGCCACGAGTAGCGCCACGTCCAGCATAGCGATGCGGCGAATCCATCTAGCCATTGCCCCGCTGCGCCTCCACTAGTTTCGCCTTCGCCTCAATCAATCGCGCAGCGCCCAGCGCGATAAACCCGAAACAGCCGCAGAGTAAAAACGCGGCAGCGGCGCAACTCAATCCGATTTGAATAATGTTCATGGTGCAGGTGTTTCCGTCTCCTCTGGCACAGGTGTCGCCAACGGGCTTTGCAGCGGCCCATCTGTGACCGTCACCAGTGCAGGTGGCGTAACTGTCGCCTCCTCCGTCGCGCTCGGCTCAATCGTCGGCGTGTTCGTGTCGCTCGGCTGCGGTGTGCTGGTGTGAATCGGCGCAACTGTCGGCCACGGTGTTGGATGCTCGGTAATCGTTGGCGCGTCGGTTGGATACGGTGTCGGCGTGGCGGTAAATATCGCGGCCCATGTCGATTCGTCCGCCGTGGCCGCGAGTGTTTCAACCACCAGCACAACAGGCGTAGCGCTCGGTGTGCCACTCGGCCACGCGCTAGGCGATGCAATTGGAGTTGCGACGGCTGGCGTAACAGTGCCACCAGCCGCCGCGTATATGCCCGCGCTAACCGGCGCGGTGTCAAGAGGAACTATGTGCTGCGGCGATGGAATAGACGTTGGGTAAACGGTCTCGTTGTATGTGGACGACGCGCCTAACACCTCAGCGGTGGGCGCTTGTTCGTGTAGCGGGATGGCATAGCCTGATACGGCGTTCATCTGCTCGCGGCTCACTGGGATCGTTACATCTACAGCGAGCGTGGTCTGTATCTTCTGCTCTGCGATGCGGGTGGCGGTTGCCTGCAACACCTCAACCGTGCGGGCCTCAGCAACGTTGGCGCTTACCTGCTCACCGATCATGTGCGTGGTTATCCCTGTTGCGCTACCAACAGCTAAGGCAAAAATGCCGCTTGCCAGCGTGGACAAGAGAGAGAGTTTCACCGCTTGCCTCGCTTCGGCTTTTCGGTTGTGTCGTCAAGGGGATTAGGCTCATGCTCGATGTGGTCAATCTTTTGCTTTTGCAATGCGTCCGCTTCTGGTCGTGCATAGATACCACGCTCAAAATTTAGCTCCCCTTTCAGGTCTGCAATCTCGCCCAACATGACTTCGATTTTGTCGTCTTTGTTCTTGTTCTCTTGCCTCAGTGTTTTGTTCTCCGCTTTGAGTTCGGCTATCTGCGCGTCCTTCGTGCGATTGACAACAACGAACGCGACCGCGCCAGAGCCTATTGCGGCAACAACACTGATGACCTCGATGACCATTTAACGACAAACACCCTTTACGAATCTCCGCGAATCGAATCAGCTTTTAACGCTCTAAACTCCTGCGTCTTTTGCATCCCATGCCCAATCTGCGACGCAAGGATGTTGAGGATAGGCAATAGCGCTTTCACATACGGATCGACCGCATCATTGATAAACGGGTTGCGGGCAGTGATGGATTGCACATACACCGCAACCAGCGCCAGCACAGCCGACACGCCGAACACGCTGACCATGCGGCCATTCGGTGTGAGGCTTTTGAACCAGTCGAATTGTTCCAGCACGCGAGACGCAACCACAGACGCGCCGCCGCTGATGATGTAGATGAGTAGCGATGTCAAATCTGAAACCATATACCTCCCGGAAAACAAACAAGCGACGACACCCGTTAGGATGCCGTCGCGGTGACAGCGAAATATTGAATTGGCTTGATTATACGGCTTACCCTTGCGCCGCCAACACTGCCCCATCAAATGCAATCGTGCTGCGCACCGATGAGCCTGAGCGCTTGAGTGTAATTTGCCACGCCGTGCGCAACAGTTCGGCGCGATCCATGCCGCGCAATACCTGCAACAGTTCAGTCACGGCGCGAAGTTCTTCGTCATTGCTCACGATGACGCGCTGGGGGTAATCGGTTTGTGTCTGTGTCATAGAGTGATTTCATAGGCGGATACGCTCGCCATCCGCCCGTTCATGGTTGGTATCGGTTTGTTCCCCCCGAAACGCGCCTTCCCAATCTCAATCAATTTGCGAATCTCATCACGCGCTCTGTCGATATTTACCCTGCGCTTTGCCGCGTATTCGCGCACCGTCACCAGATGCGCCGCGCCCTCTACTGCGTCCTGATTGACGCTTGCCAACAGCGCTTGCAGTTCGCTTGCTGTTAGCCCCGGCAGTATCTCCGGTTCCGTCTGTTTTTGGCGTGCCATGTTCAATCCTCACTATGTGCCTATGGTCTCTAATGACTTCATACTGAACGAGTTCATGCGCCGTCGTTCCATCGTCATAGATGCGTATCAACCAACAGCCAATGTCCGGCGGCTGATGCGGTCGGATGCGGTGTCCGTGGCTGGTTGATAGCTGCCAACATCCAGACGTTAGCGCGGTGGTATTCGTGCGGGTGTAATGCCCAAACGCGATGCGGTGTGTATGCCCTCGCAGAACGTAGCGCGGAATCGGTAGCCCGTTAAACATCGCCTCTACTGCCTGATCCGCCGCCTCTGCGCTGGCTGCGTTGTTTCTATTGCGATCTAACCCGCTGCCCCGCCCATGATGCGCAATGTTGAACTGCACCCCGCCAATTTCAGCCAGTGCCACCGGCCACACATGCAGCGCGGTATCGGGCGGGCGCACAACGTTCTTGCCTTGCGCACTAAACGTTTTGGCGATGATGTTTTCTATGCGCCCCTGCAAGCCCACATGTGCTTCCGTGCCACTGATGAACATCAGCCAGTTACACCATGCCGCGAGCGGGTCAATTGCCTCCACTCCTATGTCCGCGTGATCCTCCTGCGATGCGCTGACTAGCTGAACCGTGCCGTGATGGTTGCCCTCGCTCAAATCACCGTTGAAAAGCCCAAACACTTTCACGCCCGAAAGCGCCTCACGTTTTACCCGCTGCCCTAAATCCTGCCAGCGCTCCCATAGCCAGCCCTGTGCCCTGTTCTGCCGAATCTCTAAGCCGTCGGCATTAACCCATTTCGGCGGGAATAGCGCAGTGCTGCCCCCACAATGCAAATCTCCGATGTCTACGATTGTGAGGATGTGTTTAGCCATGATGAGCTACGCTGTAAAAAGCGAGTGCGCGACCTCGCTAGAAATCGCGCACTCATGCCAGATGGGGGTTGACGATGGAGACAAACGAACCATTGTGAAGGTGTAGCCGCCATGCTCACAACGGCTACACCACGCCGACGCGAATAATTTAATGTGGCTATGGCCCCGCGTGCGGTTATCTATTAGTCGAAGGATAGAACAAATGTCCGCGCAATGGAATAAAGAATGAGAAAAGATACAACTAAATACCTAGTCGCAATCCTCATTAAAATCTGAGTGTTCACTATGCAAACAAAAACCGGAGGTCATGCCTCCGGTTTTTCAACACTAAATCCTGCCAGCACCGTTGTTCCATTGTCGTCCACTCTAGTTAGGCTCACATGCCCATTCGCCAAAAATGCTCTAATCGTCCAATCGCTCCCATTCATCCTAATCTCATTGCCAATGTTGAGAATCAACCGCGTTTGCTTGCGCCCTCGCGCTTGGTGGTGGGGAAGCACTGGCCGCGCTCCCCCACTTTTGCCTTTTGTCCCCGACATTATTTCAATTCCACCCACTTGCCGCCCATCGCGTCCGGGGAGTCGGTCACTGCCACAACATCAGACATTCCCTCGCAGACATCCAATGCCTTTTGCACACCCTTGCCAGTCACCGTGCCAACTTTTGAGTAATTCCCCGCTATGAAAGCCAGAGACAAAATCGACTTCCCGCCCTTGCTCAACACATCCAAAACAGAATTGCGATTAATGTTATTTGCCTTATTGTTTCCCATGATTTTTATTTCTCCTTTATTTACTGCCCTTTGTTGATTTGAATTGTAGAACTAATTCAAATGATTGTCAATAGGGAATCTAGCAAATCTGCGAAACTCGAAACACCATGAAACAAAAAAAGCCGGAGTTCATCACCCCGGCCTCAACCCGCCGCCGCAACCTACTGCGGCCCGCTCATCTGCCGCACGAACCGGCGCAGCGCACACAGGAACGCGGGCGATGGTTCATTGACCCTCAGCCAGTCTTCAACCTGATACAGCACGCGGGCGAAATAGTTCTCATCAATCTCGCGGGGCGATGGAATGCCGGGGCGCGGCTCGGTCATGGTGATGGTCGGGTCGGGATCGGGTAGAACGGCAACACGGCGGTTCATACGAAAACCTCCATGACTTTTGCAAGCATTGCGCCACTCATCCAGCCAACATAGTGCCTAGTCTGAGTCTTGCCGCTATTGGAATAGGTCAAACGCCATTTTGTCCAACCCGCCCCCGCACGCTCCCATTTAACGTTTCGTTCCTTCATCCACCAAGGAAGGTCGACAACAACTCCGCGCCCGATCTTAGGCTTAATACGGCTTTGGTAATCAACCATTGCTAAAGTAGAGACCGCCTCGCCATGCGAATCCATTTCGAGGATTGTCTGTGCGACCTCGGCCTGACTCAAGTCGAACCACTCGCCAAGTATTAGCTTATGGCTAAACAACTTGTGTAACTCCGACTCTAGCCAATAAGGGTCATTGGACTTCACGCAATGAACTACGGTTATCATGTTGGCGTTGCCAGTTTGAATAGTGGCAAGCCGCTTCTGAGTGTCTTTGGCTACACCGATTTTGTGAGCCTTCCCATCCGTCATTAGGTATACGTAGGACATTAAACCTCTCTGCCAGTACTGGCAACCGACTCTGCCAGTACTGGCACATGGTCAATTCGTGCCGATCCATCAGCCATAACAATTGCCGCTTCCGGCACACTCAAAACTAATCGGCCTTGCTTATTGGCAAACGTCACCTGTAGACCTGCCTGCTGGCAATAGTTGATTGCGCTTGCCAACATATCTAGCGCGTCAGGCTTCCCGATTGCGGCTTTTAGATTTCTTGTTTGCATAATATTGTGCCTTTCGATCTTCGCTGAGGTCTCTAAACTTGCCACCATAGGCGGATTTACGCTGACTATTCTCGCTCCATCGCCACTGCCAAAACTTACCCTCTCCCGTAATCTCCATTCGCTTTCTGGTTGCCAGTACTGGCAGGGCTTGCAGTTCTTCATCGTCTACATCGCCTGCCAGTACTGGCAAAGGGTCGTTTATTGCATTTGCCAGTACTGGCAAAGGGCTATTTTGCGATATTGGCTGCAACTCTGGCGTTATTTGTTGCAATCCAGCGTCAACGCCGCCTACGCTTTTGGGCTTTGGTCAACCTCGCGCCGCGCCTGTTCCGCCACACGCCCCAGCGGCTTCGTGATTTCTTCCGCCGACTTTCGCCCCTCATCTGGCATGACAAATTGCGCCGTTATGTCATACCCTGCACCCGTCTCCGAGGTCTTCGCAAACGCCCGCGCCTGCGGTGCTGGCAATGCCTCACGCGGCTGGGGCGGAGCAACAACCGACCAACCCTCAGCAGGGGCACGGGTCATCACGTCGCGGCTGCGCACGCCGTAAGCCTTCGCTACCATCGGAATGTCGATGAGTTTTGTTAACACCGTTGTAACGATGAACATCACCAAACTAATACCGATGCTGCTGGCGAAAATGGCCGCGCCAGCGTCCCGCATCGCCTCCGGCATCACGTCGATGTTGGCGATGCTGGACACCGATTCGATGGACATGAGCGCCAAAAAGCCGCCAATGACCACCGCGCACAGCCCCCACATCGCCATATCAAACGCATCCCGCTTATCGTGCGCGTGGCTGGTGTTGTTCATGCTGGCAACAAACAGCGATTCCAGCAGACCGCAGGCGATGAACGCCACGAATGGCGGGACACCATGTTGTAGGCCGAAATAGAAACCAAACGCCATCGACGCGAGGATGCCGACCAACTTGGCGACGTTCATCAGGTAATGGCCCACCGCTGCGCCTACCGATTCAAACCGGTCAGGTGGGTTGCGATGAGTCGCCCATGTGCTGACCACGCTGATAACGCCCGCAGCCGGAAGCAACGCGCCTGCCACTTGGCCCATCTGCATGAGTTGTTCTGGCACTTCAAAGATGCTTGATTGCAACGCGCCGCCAAGCGCGACCAGCGTCAGCGTCACGCCGCCAAACAGCAACGCATACAGCGCCGACACGCCGCGCACGGCGTTGTTCTCATGGGTGGCGGTGGTTGCCACAAAGCCAACAAACAAACCAACTGAGGCAAACGCACTAAGCGCCGCTTGTAGTGGGGTGGTGTGAATGTATGTCACAAATAGGTCGTAGACCACGGCCAACGCCAACAAGATAACTAGCCCCGCGCTCATCACGGCGAACCCCTTTGCGGCGGTGGCAAATGCCCGAACGTTTAGGTTATTCATTTACGCTCCTTCTTCCGAATCACTAGACCCGCAACGACTGTGGCAAATATGAACATGGCGGGGGTGGATGTAATAAACGCAGCGAGTGACACGGTGGCATCGTCAATCGCAAAGTCTGAACTAATTTGCTCGATTGCGCCAACCGCAGAATTGCTGTCCGTTGTCTGCTGTTGTGTTTGCGGTGTCGGCATCACCATGACCTGACGCGGCTGTGATGGTGGGGCGGGGCTGGTGGGTGATGGGCGCAGCGCGGTCGGCGTTTGTTCACCGGGTTGCCCGTTGTTGCCTGACCGTTGTCGTAATTCGTCGGCGTAGCTGCGGCCTGACGATGACGGCGCACTGCCGCTGCTGGCACTGCACGCGGCCAGCAATAGGAGGGTGAAAAGTAAAATATACTTGTGCATAACTCTCGTCCTTGAGAGCAAAGGGTTAGGTTCGCCTTCCAAAGTTCGCCTAACCCTTTTTCTCTAGTTTCTCAATACGGTCTTTCAATCGTTGAATCTCTCGCTTTAGCTCCTCGATTTCGCTTAACGTTTCGGCCATCGTCAACAGCCGGTCAAGCGCATCATTAAGTGAATCAAACCCGTTTTGTTTTTTGTAGTCGTCGATCCTATTCTTTATGCCTCTGCGTACACGAATGGATGAATCGTCGTGCATAGCCATAGCATACATCAAGCCTCAGCAAAGTACAAGAGGCTAACTGGCTAATTACCCACGTATTACCCACGCATTTCGTGGGATTCGCAGAATGTAGCGGCTATAACCCAATCACCTCCGCGCACACCCTCCGCGCCTTCCCCGCGCTCGCCGTGTTTAACTCTCGCGCCACGCTCGCCAGCGCCTCAGCCACCGCCCGCGCATCGCGTTCTGGCCTGTCCATGATTGCCCTGCCAGTTGGGATATGCGTCAGTGTCCACACCTGTTCCCCATCCACCGAGTAGGGCGCAACATGCACGCCACACGCCCCAATCACGTCAGCCTCAACGCACCTCGGCGCGGCTGTAGTGCGCAGCCAGATACGACAGCGCCGCCATGTTGCTGAGGTGTAGGGCATTCGGCCCATGTAGCCGTTAATCTCGTTTGCCATCGTCATACAACGGTATTGCTGGCAATTTGCCAAACCACCGTCCCATATACTCTTTCAACTGCGCAACGGTATCCGCGCCCAGCCCGTCAAAATCGCCTTCCTCAAAAAATTCTTCTATCGCGTATCGAGTTGCATCCTCTTGACATTCATCTGCCTCACCAATAACTGCATCCGGCACAGTTAGCGGGTTGCTGATGCGGCTGCGTGTCACATGGCCATAAACCTTTGCCGCGTTGCCCATCAACTGCTTAAAGTCCCATAGTTCTTTCTTGACTTGCTCCATGTCCACCACGCCATTCGGCGCAACGATTGGCAACCAGAATTCACGCCACACGGTTTCTACTTCGTTATCGTCGTTTGTCATCGCGCCCCTTTGAGTAGATATGCACCAACACCAGCCCGCACACGAACAGCGCAGGCACGCCGACGAACAACACCAGCGCACGCAGTAGGGTAGCAGGGTCGCGGATGATGTCAGGCATTCGTCCTCCTAGTCATGCTGCCCACCTTCGCTATCGTCCACGGCAATAATCGGCGGCTGTTGTTTCTGCCAATCCATAAACGCCTCTAATTCTGCGTAGAACTTATCGTGTGTCATCTCTGGATCATGCTTGTATTTCAGCATGTAGCCATAGTCATAGCCACCACATATCACCGACTCAGTAGGGCCATTGAGCGCTAAGTCTTTGGCAATTCGATGCAACACGTTAGCCAACTCCTTGACGTTATCCGCCTCGACTTCAAGCAACAATGAATGCGCCATCACTGGCTGTTTAAGTTGTGTCATTTCGCCTCCTTCAACCAAAACTCCCGCCGCGCAGCCACGTCCGCAGGTGTCCGCACCACCGCCTTTGGCCCCGGCCACGTCTCAAAAAACCTCACCTGCCCCTCGCGTAGTTTGCCTTTCAACGTCTTGACCTCCCAGAAGTCGTTCACATACACGCCGGGGCGCGTCTCAAATGCCACGACCATATCCGGGAAGTCATTCCCAAACGCGCTGGTGTCCAGCGTGATAAACCCGCAGGCGTGAGCCATCGCGGTAATCTCTAGCTGGTTAGAGTCCTTGCGTCGTGCGTAGCGGCTCATCCTTGCGCCTCCATCACCAGTTGCATCAACAACGGCGGAACCGCGTTGCCGATGCCGGTTGTAGCCAGTCGCGCCGATTCGGGCAGGGCGTAGCTGTCAGGGAATGACTGAAACCGCGCAAGGCATCGAGGAGTCATTTTGACCACGCGGCCACTCACTGCCGCTTTGATGTGTTGCTGATTCTGGTTTGATGTCATCGTAAAAATTGGGCTATCTGATTCCCGCTTGACAAGGCCACCATCAAAGCCGCCCTCGGCCAACACAAACGCCTTCAATCCACGGCTAGGGCTTGCAACCTGTGTCGCCACTGGCTCAAACGATTGGTGAACTTCCATCGTAGAGGATTCGTTGACAAGAAACCCAAACGGCATATGCGATGGGCGATGACACCAGTTTGTTATCACTGTCGCGCTCGGTTGATCTGCCTCTAGCAATGTTGCGTCTCGGCTTGTGTTTGCCATCCCTGTAACCAATGTCGTGCCAGCGATCGCCAGCGACGGCAATCGCTTCTTCTGCCAGTTCGCAAACTCCGCATCAGGCAATCCGTCAATCAAATCCGCAATGGACTCATACCAGCCCACCCACGGCAACCGCGTCTCAAACATCGTCCCCAACAGGTCAGCCCGCGCATGGGTGTGTTCTGGCATTCGTGGCTTAATGCCATCATTTCGCGCCACGAGGATTAACCGCTCCCGCGTTTGTGGCACACCATAGTTGGCTGCGTTCAATACATCCTGCGTCATCTGATAACCACATTGACGCAGCATCGCCACAATGTTTCTAAACGCCTGAAAGTGGATATACCCGCGCACGTTCTCAAGCGTGAACAATGTTGGCCGTAGTGTCACAATCGCACGGCATACCGCGTTCGCTGTCTCAATATCTACGGGTGATTCCTCACCATCAACTTTCGCCACGCTTGCGTTTTTGCACACCGGCGATGCGTGTAGATGGTATGGGCGCTCAAGTGTTGAATAGTCCACATTGCAAACGTCGCTGACAATCGTCGGGAACCCGTTGCGTTCGGCCACGGCTGCAATGTCGGCATCATATTCAACGCCCCACAGGTGCGTATAACCAGCGGCGGTCGCGCCAATACCTACACCTTCAAAGCCACTGAATAGAGTTGCGGTTGTTTTCATCCCTTCACCTCCTCAACAATCACTTTTACATTTGCCGGAATGTGCATCGTGTGCCGCTTGCCGATCTGGACGCGCCGCAGTTGCCCATACGCTACAAGGTGATCGAGGTGATAAACCACTGTTCCCATCCCGCGATTAACAGCGTCGGCAATCTCGCGGATGGATGGCGGCACATGATTGCTCACAAAATAGTCAGTAACGAATTGCTGGATACGCGGGCGTGTTTCGTCGGTCATTTCGCCACCGCCTTGCGCTTACTTCCAAACCGTTCGGCCAACAACATTTTTGCGTCGTTACCGTTCACATGAAATCGCTGAACAATTGAAATGCGCGTCGGTCGCTCAGTCAGCGTTGCCAAATACGTTCTAATGGCTTCGATCTTCGCCGCCCGCCGCCGCTGCGCTGCCGCGTTATACGGATGCCCCGGCCCGCGAACCTTGCAAATAATCTCCCGCGCCCAATAGATGCTCCGGCTGAATCGTGCCGCCAACTCCTGCGCGGTCACTGTTGGGTTGCTGGCGACGTGGGCCATACCCATTTTTTGCGCATCAAGCCGAGCCGATCCAAACACCTCACGCAGGCAGCGCTCGGCATGAAGTTGATTAACGCCAAACGTAGCGACAACCCAATCCACGGTAGGGCGGCTGGGCAACTTTGCAAGCGCCCTACGCACGTCAAGACGCTTGTATGTGCCGAATCGCTCGTTAATCAGTCGGCACGCCTTGCCGGTGCTAACACCGAATTGATTGACGATTTCGTTTACTGTGGGCCGCTCAGTCATCGCCGCAAGGCGGGCGCGGGCGTTGTTCTCACGCTCCATATACGCGGCCTTGTGAATGTCTGACTGATTCCGCAGCGCAGCGTGGCGAATGTCGCCGTGATCCTCCCCGAACCGCTCACAGATCAACATCCGCGCCGCCGGTTTAGCAATGCCGAATTGTTTTGCAATCCCCTTGACGGTGGGGCGCTCAGTCAATGTTGCCAGATGCGCCGCAATGGGCGCGTAGCGAATTGTGTTTTTTGATACGCGATCCACGCGGCCAAAACGCTTTTTGATGAGGCTCGATGCGTAGGTGATCGTCAGCCCAAATTTCTGCGCCACATCGCGTGCGCTTGGGCGATCCGGCACAGTGTTGATAAATGCCTTCGCCTGTTGCGCTTTGGGCGATGCCACCATGCGCGGTGCTGGCTGCGCCTGCTGCGCCTTCTGCTTGTGGATTGCCTCGCGCCACGCTTTAACCTCTTCGGGGTTGGCTGTCGTCGTCTGCTTCAACTGTGGTTTGCCTTGTCGCTCGCGCATGATGGCTAAAAACTGTTCACGCGCTGTATTGTTTGGTCGGTCGATAATGGTCGTCATGGTTAAACGTCGATCCTTTGATAAATAACTTTTGCCCAATACTCGAAACGTTCGGCCCGTCTGCGCCACCACTCATAGTTGATTTGGTCTTTCTTCGCGGGTGTTTGCAGCGGGTGAGGGTATGAGAAACGTCTACAGCGTTCGGCCCGTTCCATGAGCCGGTTGTAGAGCTTGAATGCTTGATATGCCGGTGATTGCACCATTGTTCACCTCTGTCTGTGGCGCTCGCAGCCGTGCGGCCACTTGCGCAATCGTCGTGCTGATAAGCGGGTGAGTAACTTCCGCCGCCTTCTCTGCGCGTGTTTTGACCGTGGCGTATGTGTCGCGGAACTGCGCCGATAGCGTGCCGATCTCCATCGCGTCAGTCACATCGGCGTTAAAAATCCGGTCGATGCCAACGGCCTTCGCCGCCTCAATCACGGCAGGGTGGAAGTCTGGGAAGGGAATCTCAACCACTTGGCCGTCAACAATCTGGTTGTAGCCGTGTGAGTAGTTGCGCCGTCGCACAATCTCCGATGCGTAAGCCTGCGCCATCGTCCACGCTGAAACGCCATCGGGCAGTTGCGGCGCGTTGGTGGCCTGTGCGCCAATCTCTAACGCCAACTTGCGCAACTCTCCGGGCTTCGGGTGGAATGCGTTGTCGCTGGCAATCCATTTGATTGCCGCAGCCATTACCAGCGCCGGGTCAAGATCGTCCACAATCAGCGCAAAAGTCTTGTTGAACTCGGCCAACTCTTGCTCAGGCTTCTTGAGCATGTAGTCATAAACGGCCTGTAAACGTGCAATCACAGCTTGGGTGGATTGTTTGTTTTGTAGTTCCATGCGTCACCAGTTGAGTCCTTTGCCAATGCGCGAGGGTTGTTCTTGCGGAGATTGGGTGAGTGGGCGCGGGTTCGATCGGCGCAACCGATCGGGATTGCCAGCGCAACCATTGGCATACCAATCAAAAATCCAAGTCGTGTTGTATCGGTTGTTGCTGACCTTGAGCCAATCAACCCAACACTGCCGCATCCGTGGAATATCTGGGGATTCACCGCAAAGGGCGATTAATTCGTCGTAGAACTCTTTAGCAGGGTAGCGTTGGGTCACTTCCCTAAATGCCAAAATCGCGGGGTGTTTGCTTCGATCGTCGGTGTCTTTGGTCGATCGGTTCTTTCTTGGCAGAGAATCGGGCGCGTCAGCGCCTATTTCTTTCTCTTTAACTTCTACTTCTTTTGTACTTCTATTTAATTTCTTTTCCTTTCTATTCTGCGGTTCATCTTCCGGAGTAACTCCGGAGTAAATACCGCCATCCTCATCCGGTGGGTTATCTTGCGTTTGTTGCTGTGGTTGTTGCGTTTCTTCCGCGAAATCTGCCGGTGGGGGTGGGAATTCCGTGCCTTCCCGATCAATGCGCAGGCCAACTTGGTTCTCACTGAATCCGGGCCAGAATTGCCACTTGCGGCCCTTGTGTTCAAAGATTTTGACCAGCCCCGCCGCAACCATCGCCTGAATGTATTCGTTCACTTTGGCGTTGGTAATGGTGTCATTCAAGGGCATGACCTGCGATCGAACGATTGCCGCATCAGCGTAGAACACGCCGCGATAGTCTAGGTAGGCGATCGTCCATGTAGCCAGCAAGCGGCAGGTATCGTCGGGCAACTCTGCAAACTTCTGTGAGAGTGAAACTGATTTGTTGAGCATTCTTCCGCGTGCCATATTGTTTATTCCTCCGTGTGTGGTAATCGCGCAAACACAATCCGCACCGCGCCGCCATCCAAAATAAAAAACGGCGTGATGCCATCGCGTGCGAGTTCACGTTTGAGTTTGCGCATGAAGCGTAGAAACGTGCTGAGGCTCATTGCTGCACCATCCGGCCCGTCTTGCGGTAAATCTCCCAACGGCGGCGGCGCTGTTCGGCTTCCCAGCGTGTTACAGCGTTGCGCACAATGGCGCGGCGGCGTTCGTCGCGCTGGGCCTGTCGCTCAACCGCGTTGTCGAGCCGTAGGAGAAATGCGGCGCAGCGGGTGAGACGTTGCGTTATGGTGAAAGTTTTGTGATTCATGGCGTTTATATCAACGCCAACCCTGCCCATACCGCCAGTATTATTGCTGCCCTTTGTAACAGTCTGTAATATTATTTAGACTATTACATTGACTTAGGAAATACTTAGCGATACAATAGAGGAGTTGGCGAACTTTACGGGAGTAGTGACCCGTTGATTTAGGTTTGCCGATGTGTCTGATCGTCGCGCTTCTGGAGGAACCTTGGCGCGACGATTTTTATTTTCCCTTCGACCGCTTGAGGTCGTCATACAACCGCGTCAACGCCTCATTGATCGTGGCTTGTTCGTTGAGCTTGCCGCCCATCAGTGTCATTACATCAGCCAATTTCTTGAGCGTGTCCCCACTCAACAGCGGGCGAGCGTTAATCGTGCGCTTCACGGTAATTTCTGGTTGTGCCATTGTCATTAAAGATCACCTCCGATTTGTGACTGATGGCTATGATAGTGACAATTGGCACAATGTCAAGCGCCAAAATAGACCACTCGTGGCCGAGCGTGATTTTATCGTGAGCGGGTGTCTTTTGCTGTCGGCTTTCTAAATTGCCAACCAGCCAATATTTGAATGCAGATCAACAGGAACCGAAGCGTATGTGTATCTTCTATCTGAGTGAGCATTTCTTGAGCTTGTCGAACAGCATCATTTGTTTTGTTTTGGGGGTTTATTGCTGTCATAAAACACCTTAATGATCGAGAGCGCGATAGATTTTTTGTCCTCCGGCAGTTGTTCAACGATCCTGACGATTTGCGCTGTGATAGGCGATGTTGACCGCGACTCATTGACTTGTGGCATCCCCGCCAACTCTCGCAGCCAATCAGTTTCAACGTCGAATACTACCGCTATTTTGTCAACGAGCACCGAGCTTGGTGTTCGTTCCCCCCGTTCGAGCCTAGATATATAACCGTGCGAAACCTCTAATAACTCGGCCAATTCCTCAATGGTCAAGCCAGTATCGTTGTTGGTTTTAATGTAATTCAGCCGCGCCGTTTTAATCCACTGCCCAAATTTATTTTCGTGTGCCACGAGGCACAATATATGATTTGTGCCTTGAGTGGACAAAATTGCCACTTGACAATGTGCCAGTTGTCACATACTATTACATCAGACACAAAGCCCGTAAATGGAAACACTATCCATGACACAAAACACATACACCCGCATCCAATTCCAGAACGCCATCGCCTACCGCGACCAGCACGCGCAAGAGGTGGCCGACGCAGCCGAACTCGTTACGCCGTTCACCGTCACCCCCGGCACTCCGATTTTTGACGTGACCATCCGCAAGTCCACCGAACCCGACGAATTGATTATGGTTCTCGGCTTGCTGGGCGGCTCGATTGAGCAGCGCATTATGCCGAAGCGCGAATACACCTACCAACTGGCGCAGGCATACGCGGCAAACGCACACATCAAGACGGTGGGCATCAACTAGTCGAACAGAGTAACCCACTCGGCTGGGGATGACCTAGCCGAGTGGGTATACAGATTTGGAGAAATAGAAATGACCACAGAGACGACCGAAACCAAACCACTCTACAAAGTTCTTGTCGCCGGAAAGAGTTGTCACGGCGGGAACATGGAATGGAGTCTGCCGACCAAGACGAAGGCTGGCAAAACCAAACCCGGCAAGTGGCACGAGGTTGAGGGCGACATTGAAATTTGCGCAACCGGTCTGCACTTCACAACCGACTGGCAGAAGTGGCTCAAGCCCAATTGCACCGTCTACAACGCTGAGGCGACTGGCATCGCCGCGCATGATGATGATGACGCGAAGTGCGTAGCACGGCGCGGGCGATTGCTCTCTGAGGTTGAGATGCCTGAATGGTGGACGCGCACGCAGAACGCCATTGCCAATTTGACCAACATTGCATGGCTCAAGCCGACCGAGCCGAAACAAGAGTGGCGCATTTTTTA